TCAGCTTCAGTAAGAAATTGAATAAACCTTTTCATAACTATCCTGTGCTGGTAAATTCAGGAGCATTACCAGTAAGAGTAATGGTTTGGAGTGTTAAACTTATTTCATCGTTTCCTAACAATACATCTCGATCTAAGACTGGATCATATTTCTTTCCATCATTATAAAATGTAATCGTTTGATTAAATCCATAATCATCATCTGGCCCTGCATCAATTGGATCAGGGACTGTAAGAATTCTGACAGATCTTGGAGTAACCAAAACTTCGGCATCTGTAACTTCCGTGTTTCCGTCTCCGTCTAAATCTGTTGGTGGAACCAAAAGATCAATTTGAGTTTGAGTAATAAGACCTTGCTCAACAATTGGTTTATAAAAGTAAGATTTAATTGTAAATGAAAGCGTCCAAATTAAAGCACGTCTTTCTGTAAAATCTCCTTCATAAACTTCTTCTGGTGTTACGCCAGTTAAAACAATAGGAACATCATCTTTTAGATTTAATGCTGGTAACGTATTTGCAGAAATAGTATGGGCAGGACAGAAAAATGGTAAAATTTGTTCTAAAATTTGTGCTCCGTCTGTTTCGTTTCGAGCAAAAATATAAAGTTCGTAATTAATATTAAAAGGAACTGGTCGATATTGTGTCTTTTGTGTGGTAGTTGACCCGTAATAATGTTTGTGTGTCGGATTACACTGTCTCGAAGAATCGTAATCAATAGCAGTATTATGAAAACCCAATCGTGGAAGAGTCATAGCAACATCAGTTTCCAATGTTGGATCTTGTCGAAGTCGTACAATAAATTTTTCTTTAGCTGAATATGCAAGAGGAACTTTTATTCGCTTGACCTCCGAACCACTAGAATCAAATCTGCGAATAAAGATGTCATTAAAAAGCGTTCCAAAAATGAACGTCATTTTTCGCATCGTTTCAAAATAAAAAGGATCGTGACCAAACATTATTCACACCTCTCAATTATTACGCCATAACATAAAATGCGTACTTCGAAATTATCCCACCCATATTTTGCAATTGCATTATATAATTTGCGACAATTACCTTGCATGTTTTCGTGATCTCGAATACGCCTTTTTAAATTCGATGTAATACCAATATATTTTTTATTGTTAATAATATTGACTATTTCATAAATATGACATTTTTTAATATTCATCTGAACCGTTTCCCTCAGAAAATGGATCGTTCTCGCTGAAATCAATAATAGAATCTGCTTGCGTTTCGATTGTGTCGTTCTCAGCAAAGTCATCATTTTGAAATTCTTGATCGTCATAGCTTTCAAGTTCCCAAGTTGCTCCAGAAGTATCTCCAACGACATTTTCAGTAAGAGTAAATTCGCCAACGATATTTTTAATTTTTAGTTCTCTCGTAGAATCACTCCAAGCAATAACTTCGGCTGATGCAGTTGCAGTTGCTAAAGATGCTCCTTGATATATAGATTCGGCAATTGAATAATCTCCAGAACCACCAGCAGACATATTTAAATTGATAGAATACCCATAATCATTTTCAACTTGATCTATATCAGGATCACCAGTTTCAAAATCTTCGTGACTATAAGAAAATTTTTCAACATTAAATTCGTAACTGTGAAGTTTTCCGGTTTGATAAAAAACTGGTTCGTGTTCAACAAAAACTATTTCGTAAAGACGTTCTGTAAGAGGAAAATAAATTAAATCACCTTCGGTTGGACGTTCTCGAACCGGATCAAGGATTCGTTCAAATCTTGCTTTTGAAACAACAAAAGTTGCTTGATCTTGAATTTGTAAACCAAACTTAGAAAGAAAATCACCTTGTCCTTCAAATCCGTCTACATTTTTAACATAGACTTCGATATTATAATGAGAACTAAACTTTGAAATCGGATCTTCGCCATATAACACATCTTCATTCATAAGTGTTCTGGGAAGATATACAACATCATGACCATAAATTTGTATAGCTTCAACGATTAAATCTTCAATTAAGTTTTGTTCAGATGTTCGATTAGCTGTATTGAAAAATGGATTTGTTGGCATAGCATTAAGTTCTAGTTGTATTCTGAACTATTTATAAAAAGCTATCCAACCAAAAATCCAACAGGTTCTTGAAATTCTAATCTTAGCTTTTCATCAAGTCTTTCTATTTCAGTGGTTGCTTCATCATAAATTTGTTGTCCGTTTAGTTCACCACCACCGGGAAGCTGAATACCAGAAAATTTCTTGAGATTGGTTCCCCATTGTTGCTTGAATAAAGCTGTTACATATTGAATTAAAAAGTAATCTTTGTAAATTTCTGGATATGTTGCAGGATCTACCGTCCGGAGACATTTGATTAAAATATACTCATCTACAGAAATATCATATTTCCAGTCCCAATCAATATACAACCGATCTTGCTTACGATTAAACCGATATTGATTGTGTGCGCTTCCAAATAAATCTTGAATTAATGCAAAATGTTGACGAACCATAGAATATGAAATCATATCCGTACTTCCAAAATCATGAACATAATGGAGCATTGTTTGATACCTAAAATCAAACATACTGCGACCTAAAAATGAAGCTGGCATTATATCCATAACCGACAGAACTTGCTCACCAACGTCAATATATCCGTTATCAATGTCTCCTAACACTACACCATTTGAAGAAGCAAGCGTTCCGGTTGTTCCACTATTTGAACCAGTTAAAACCTCTCCGTCTTCAAATGTATCAGTAATAAATTTAAGACGAATGCTTAAATTATTTTCTGCTTGATCAACAACTATGCCTGTCGCTTCGGAAGTTCCACCTGTTACAATTTCTCCAACAATAAAATCTTCGGTTAATGCTGAAGCGAAAGTTGCTGTTGAAGCAGTTGTTAGATGTTTAAGATAATATTCTTCTACACCATCAAAATGATAGTCTTGAAAAACCATAAGGGCTTCATCAATTCGATCTTCCAGTTGCTGATCAGATACATTAATTTCAAGAACAGAAGCACCAAGTTTTCTTAAACAATATTGCTTTAGTTCTTCTCTGGTTGTAGGTAGTGCCATTTTTACTTACTTCTGTAAATCATTTTAGAATGTTTTTCACCTAGTCGTATAGAATCTCTTATACAATGATCTTTAAAATCTTTTTCTAGTTGATCAACTTTTGCTTCTAATTTTCCTACTTGCAATACAAACCACTTCGGAGGAACTTCTGTTGGAATGGATGCAATATCTTTTTGAATTTGAAATAATGTTTTTTGAAGATCTTTTTTTTCTTCAGGAGTAAACATTTTATTTTCGATTACAGTCATTCGATGATCCATGTTCATCAAATATTGAGTAGTATATACAGCATAGGAAATTGTTAATGAACCAAATGCAATTATAATGGTCATTAACATTTTCCAAGCCCATGCTGATTTTGTTTGCGAAATTTCTTCTACCATTTAAAATCCTATGTGTTATTTTGCGAAACACATCTTTGAACCTCATTTTTATATATCATAAACAACCTAATAATTTTTGGAGGAATTGCAAGTTTTGAAGTAATAAAAATTTCCTCAAAGAAATCTAGCTCACTTGCTTCCAATTCAAGCGAAGATGTTTCTGTTTCGTCTAGTTTTTTTAAAATTCGATGAACTGTTTTAATATGTTCGTTTGGTACTCCTTCTGGATATTTTTTATTAATAAGACCAACTAGCAAATTTTCAAAAAGAGAAACGAATCCGTCCGTTTCAATAAAATCTTTTTCTTCTTTGCTGGCTTTCCATTCATTTGGATCGGCATAAAAATTAAATTCACTCATTTCTTTCACTCCCATTTTAAGTTTTAATTATATAATTTAAAGCAAGATACGGTGGATTATTACTTTCTGTTGCAAAAGCAGTTTTGTTTAATGTTTCCAATGCTGCTGTATTGGCTGATGAATTTGCACTACTCGACCCTTGTGTTGTTAAACTTTTAGGTGACACTTTATACGAAAAATTCGGATTAGAATTAGTTGATAATCCTACTGTATTATAATCTGATTGTGCTGGCCCATCATATCCTGTTGTTAATGGATCACTACTAGTATAAGATGGATCTCTTAAATAACCAGTTTGCGTTGGTGATGTTGTTGAACCAACAGTTCCGTATGCTGGCCCGTCTGTTCTTGCACAATTAAATTGATCTCCCCATCTACCATTAGTAGCGTTTCCTACTATATTACCAGTTATACTATGAGAATGTGTACCATCGTTATCGTCTGTTACACCATAATTTCTTATTGAATGTAAAGTTGTATTAGCTATTTGTGACCAAGATTGGGGAAGTACACGTTTATTTCCTGAAGTACCGCAAGAAAAAAAACTATCCATAGTTCTCATTGTGTGTTGATGTTCTCCACCACCACCAACAGCCATATTGTAATTATTATGGTAATGTGGATATATATAATGGTAATGATTTCCTAAAGTATGATTATGTGCAGATATAGAATGACGATGATCATCTATAGGATGCTGATGTTTAGTTATAGAATGAGTATGATCTGGTACATCATGATCATGACTCAGAATAGTATGAGTGTGTCCTATCGGATGAGTATGAGAAACTATTGTGTGTTTATGTTGAGGAACTGTGTGTGTATGACCCCAATTTCCACCCCGTGTTCCTAAATTTATTAC